ATTTTCACTTGAAAAATGAGTGACTTTTGAAAGTAATAGAGTAGGACGGAAGGAGGTGTGACGGAGATGGCGGCTGTTTCAGAGGATCACAGGGCCATAGGGTTTAAAATCGCGAACCTGCGCAGTCAGCGCGGCCTGGCGCAGGCGGACCTGGCGGAAGAGCTCGGAATCAGCAGGAATGCGGTCGGCGCAATGGAACGCGGCGAAGCTGACTTCGGAATCAGTCGTCTGATCTCCGTCTGTGATGCCCTTGACGCTGCACCTTCGGAAGTCTTTCCAACCCGTCTGGCAGAAAAAAATCGGCTGTCGGACGAGATGCGGGCGCTGGAGGAAAAACTGTCGCAGCTGTCGCCGCATCAGCGCAGCCGATGCATGACAGCGTTCTCAGCTATGCTTGATGCCGTCAGCGCTGACACACAATGACAAGTAAACTTGTCAGAAACGGCAGAATATGACAAGCAAACCTCCCACATGAATTTAAATATTATGCGACAATAGACTTGGAGGTAATCAACATGAGCAAGACCGGTGATTTGGAAGCAACCATTCAGGAGCTGCGGGATATGGCTGCGAAGGCCAATGGCATCGCGGATTGGTTGAGCGACATCTTTGTCAACCAGCAGGCTGACGCAGATGAGGCTGACGAGCCGGCGATGACGCTGGAAGATGTTGTTCGGGAAGCCGAGGCACTGGAGGAACGATGAAAGCACTGCATATTGACATTGAAACCTACAGCAGTGCCGATCTTGGCAGCTGTGGGGTATATGCCTATACCGAGGCGGAAGATTTTGAAATTCTGCTGTTCGGATACAGCGCTGACGGCGGGCCGGTCCGGGTCGTGGACCTGGCAGCCGGGGAGGAACTGCCGGAAGAAATCACCGCCGCCCTGACGGACGACGGCGTGATCAAGCTGTCGCATAACGTCCAGTTTGAGCGAATCTGCCTTTCGCGTTTGCTGCGTGATCGGGGGCTTCTGCCGGAGGGCAGCCGCTATCTGAACCCGGCGTCCTGGCGGTGCAGCATGATCTGGGCGGCCACGCTGAGCCTGCCGCTGAGTCTGGATGCTGTCGGCGAAGTGCTGGGGCTGGAGAAAAAGAAGCTGTCGGAAGGCAAAGACCTGATCCGCTTCTTCTGTTCGCCCTGCAGCCCGACGGCGGCAAACGGCTTTCGGAAACGCAACCGTGCCGCGGACGCGCCGGAGAAATGGGCGGCTTTCCGGCGATACAACGCGAGGGACGTGGAAACCGAGTTGTCCATCTGCGAGAAACTGGCCCGCTTCCCTGTTCCGGACAGTGTCTGGGAAGAGTTCGTGCTCGATCAGGAGATCAATGACCGGGGCGTTGCCCTGGACCGGATGCTTGTCAGGCAGGCGATTATCATGGACGCACGGTCTCATGCCGAACTGACAGAAAGGCTGAAAGTCCTGACAGGTCTGGAAAACCCGAACAGCGTTGTGCAGATGAAACGCTGGCTCTCGGATCATGGGCTTACACTCCCCTCTCTCGGCAAGTCTGAGGTGCAGGCATCCATGATGACGGCGCCTCCGGAGCTGCAAGAGGTTCTGATGCTGCGGCAGCAGCTCGCCAGATCTTCCGTGAAAAAATACCAAGCTATGGAGAGCGCAGTCTGCGCGGACGGCCGGGCCAGGGGCATGTTTCAGTTCTTCGGCAGCCGGACCGGGCGCTGGACCGGCAGGCTGATCCAGCTTCAGAACTTGCCGCAGAACCGGATGCAGGATCTGGAACAGGCGCGGGATCTGGTGCGGCAGGGAGCATACGAGACACTGAAGATGCTCTATGGCGATGTGCCGGACATTCTGTCGCAGCTGGTGCGGACGGCCTTCGTGCCGCAGGAAGGCAGAAAACTCATTGTGGCGGACTTCTCTTCCGTGGAGGCACGTATCCTGGCCTGGTACGCCGGTGAGGGATGGCGGCAGGAGGTCTTTCGCCGGGGTGAGGACCTTTACTGCGCCAGCGCCAGCCAGATGTTCCGCTGTAGGGTGGAAAAACACGGGCAGAATGCCGAGCTGCGGCAAAAAGGAAAAATTTCAGAGCTTGCACTTGGCTTCGGCGGCTCGGTCGGGGCGCTGCGGGCGATGGGCGCCGTGGAACTCGGCCTGCGGGAAGATGAACTGCAGCCGCTGGTGGACCGGTGGCGCAGCAGCAATCCCGCCATTGTCCGCTTCTGGCGGGATGTGGATCAGGCAGCCATTCAGGCGGTTCGGATGCATTCAGAAAGCAGCGTCGCCGGGGTTCGTTTCCGATACCGCAGCGGCATGCTGCTGATCACCTTGCCTTCGGGCAGAAGTCTCTGTTACATCAGACCGGCGATCGGCATCAATCGTTTCGGGGGTGAATGCATAACGTATGAAGGATTGGGCAGCACCCGAAAATGGGAACGCCTCGAGACCTTCGGGGCCAAGCTGGTTGAGAACATCGTTCAGGCGACTGCCAGGGATCTTCTTTGTCATGCAATGCAGACGCTGCGCGGCTGCCGGATTGTGATGCATATCCATGACGAGCTGGTCATTGAGGCGGACAGAAATCTTACGGTACAGGACGTCTGTGACAATATGAGCCAAACACCGTCCTGGGCAGAGGGACTTCTGCTGGCAGCGGATGGGTTTGAAACAGAATTCTACAGGAAAGGTTAGGACAGGCCATGATGACCATATATTTTGCCGACTGCATCGGGCAGGCAGGAAACTGTCTGTATCCCCATCGGGCAGAGATTGGCAGTAAAGAAGACCTCGAGAGGGCTGTCAGCCGGGATTACGTCTGTGCGCAGTACCGGGGCAATTATCGCAGCAACGGCAATTTCATGCAAAGCGACTGCCTGGCCGCGGACTGTGACAACGATCACAGCGAGGACGAGGACGACTGGGTATGGCCGGCGGATGTGGCCGAAGCCTTTCCCGGCGTCCGCTTCGCGGTGCATTACAGCCGCAATCACATGAAAGAGAAAGGCAGCAGGCCGGCACGGCCGAAATTCCATGTGCTCTTTCCGATCCCGCCGGTCACGGACGCGACAGCCTATGGGGATATGAAAAAGCGGGTCTGCGAGATTTTCCCTTTTTTTGATGCTAATGCTCTGGATGCCGCGCGCTTTTTCTTTGGGACAGACCCGGCTCAGGTGGATCTCTTTCCCGGCTCCCGGAGCCTGACCGAGTTTCTGGAGGAAGAGGCGATGCTCGATCATGGTCTGGGTGAAGGGACGGGCGAAGACTTTGTCATCCCGGAAGGGCGCAGGAACTCCACCCTGTCGCGCTGCGCGGGCAAAATTCTGAAGCGCTTCGGGGACAATGCGGAAGCAAGAGCGCACTTTGATGCGCTGGCGGAAAAATGCGTTCCCCCGCTGGAGCAGAAGGAGCTCGACAGCATCTGGAAGAGCGGCCGGCGCTTCTACCATGACAAAATCGCCGGACAGACGGACTATGTGCCGCCGGAAAAGTATAAACCGGAACACAGCCTGAAGCCACTGGATTATTCGGATGTCGGGCAGGCAACGGTCCTGGCGCGGGAATACGGAGAGAAACTGCGCTACTCCCCTGCCACGGATTACATTGTCTATAACGGCGTTTTCTGGGAGGAATCGAGACCGAAATCGCAGGCTCTGGCACAGGAACTGACCGACCGCCAGATGAAGGAAGCGGAAAGCGAAATGCAAAGCGCCATCCATGAGATGACCGGCAACGGAGCCTGGCAGCTCGTCAGCTCCATGGGTCCGAAACGGGCTAAAGCGGCCTTCAGCGAAGAGCAGAAAGCCTCGTTTCAAAGCTATGAAGATGCCGCGGCCTTCCGGGCTTATGTCATCAAAAGGCGGGATTCCAAATATATCAGCGCCGCGCTGCAGGAAGGACGGCCCAAGCTGGAGATCGACCAGAAAGAGCTGGACCGGGACGAATTCCTGCTGAATACGCCGTCAGGGACTTACGATCTGCGCCTGGGCCTCGCAGGAAAGCGGGAACATCAGGCAAAAGATTTCATTACCAAGGTCACCGCCGTGGATCCTTCCAGTGACGGTGCCGAACTGTGGCATCAAACCCTGGATACCCTTTTTCTCGGGGACGAGGATCTCAAGGCCTATGTGCAGGAGATCGTGGGGCTGGCTGCCATCGGCAAGGTTTTTATCGAGGCGCTGATCATCGCCTACGGAGAAGGCCGAAACGGCAAGAGCACATTCTGGAACACCATTGCCAGGGTGCTGGGAACTTACAGCGGCAACATGTCGGCGGACACGCTCACCGTCGGCTGCAAGCGCAACGTCAAGCCGGAAATGGCCGAAACCCGTGGCAAACGCCTGATCATCGCCTCTGAGTTGGAAGAGGGCGTGCGCCTGAACAATTCCTATGTGAAGCAGCTCTGTTCGACGGACGAGATCTTCGCAGAGAAAAAGTACCGCGATCCCTTCTCCTTCGTGCCGAGCCACAGCATGGTTTTGTATACGAATTATTTGCCGAAGGTCGGCGCCATTGATACCGGAACCTGGCGCCGTCTGATCGTCATTCCCTTCAACGCAAAGATCGAGGGGGATTCTGACATCAAGAATTATGCGGACCACCTGTTCTGCTGCGCCGGCGGCGCCATTCTGTCCTGGATTATTGAAGGGGCAAAGCGTGTGATTGACAAACAGTACCGCATCAGTCAGCCGCAGGTCGTACAGGAGGCCATTGCCAGTTATCGGGACAACAACGACTGGCTCGGGCATTTTCTCGAAGAATGCTGCGAGGTGGGCATTGATTACAGCGCGCCATCCGGGAAGGTCTATAACGCTTACCGGGAATTTTGCCAGCGGTCAGGCGAATATACACGAAGTACGACAGATTTTTACGCGGCGCTGGAATCTGTCGGCAACTTTGCACGGCGCAGAACAAGCAAGGCAAATATGTTGTTCGGTCTTCGTCTGAAAGATGATTTTCTGGAATGACAGCTGTTCCGTGGAGGTCGATGGAGGTCATTTCATAAAGTTTCTTATAGGGCTGAAAACAGCCTCTATAGAAAACTTACGGAAACAGGTTCCACGACCTCCACAGGGCGATTGAGGAGACGAGACATGCGTAATAGAAAAAGCCCGGCAGGTACGGCTCTGATGGAAAACTGGCATGCGCTGGCCAACGCCATCGTGCTGCAGGCCGTTGATGATTACCGGATGTCGGAAGACCCGCGGGATCTGAAAATGCTGGAGCAATTCTTCAAGTCCCCCTGGTTTGCCGCCCTGACAAGCTTAGACCCGGAATATCTGATCACGGAACTGCGAAAGGAGAAAATGAAGTATGGACGCGAAGAAATATCTTGATCAGACGCGGTTTCTTGACATGCGCATCACCGCGAAGCTGGCGCAGCTGGAGGAACTGCATCGTCTGATGCTCCGCGTGGGCGGGTCTGACGGCACTGCCGCAAAGATCGCGGCGATGCAGGAAGAGATTGACAGGGATGTTGACGAGCTGGTAGACCTGAAAAAAGAAATCACGGCCGTGATCCGCCGGGTATCCAGGCCGGAGTATCAGACACTTCTGGAACTGCGGTATCTGTGTTTCTGGAACTGGGAAAAGATCGGTGCAAATCTGCATATCGGTCAATCCCGTCTCTTCGAGATCCATCGTTGTGCCCTCACAGAAATCGATAAGATTCTCGCGGAGTCAGAATCGATTGCAGAGAGCAGCTGAAATAAAGGGAAATTGGAATCGGGCAGCGCTTACCGTATTGGCGGGCGCTGTCCGATTTTAACAGGCGATAAAAATATTTGAGATTTTTGAAAAGTCCGGAGTAAACCGGAGAGAATCGGAGTATCGGAATACAGTAAAATACAGGTGACCGCAGAAAGAATGGACATGGGTCAATCGGCGGCGGGCAGGGTGGACGGGAATTTGTGAACAGCATTCCGTGAGGTGAACACGTTGAAGAAAAAGATTCCCCAGGCATCGCTGAATAATCTGAACCGGGGCGGGGGCAGACCTTTTACCAAGGAAAACGCATCCGAATACGGGCGCAGAGGCGGAGAAGCGGCAAAACACATCCGGCGGCGCAATCGCGCCATTGCGAAAATGGCGGTATCCGCCGGCAAATCCAGGATCACTGACAAAGATCTTCTGAAAAAGCTGAATGAGATTGGCCTGGATGGCGAGGATGAACAGATGAATGCGCTGGTGGTGGCCGGCGTTTTGGGCGAGGCAACCCAGGGAAAAATCACTGCTGTAGAAAAATGGGAAGAATGGCTGGACCGGGGGGAAGCGGAAATCGCGGACGAGATCGAGAAGCTCGAGAGCGTCGAAGAGCGGGCCTTGGCCCTGGCCAGGGCGAATTACCTGGAGAACATCAACTCCACCTTCGGGGCCATCAGCGTCTATGCCCTCAAGCACCGCTATACCCACTATGAGGCCAGCGGCGGACGTGGCAGTACCAAGTCGAGCTGGGCCAGCCTGACCATTGTGCGTCTGGTCATGGAGCATCCGGATGTGCATGCCCTGGTGCTGCGCAAGGTGGCCAACACGCTGCGGGACTCGGTGTACAGCCAGTACCAGTGGGCCATTGAGCAGCTGGGGGTCAGTGAGTTCTGGGAGGCGAAGAAGTCCCCTCTTGAGCTCATTTACATGCCCACCGGACAGAAGATCCTCTTCCGCGGGGCGGATGACCCGATGAAGATCAAGAGCATCAAGCCGCCCTTCGGCTATATCGGTATTACCCATTTTGAGGAGAAGGACCAGTTTTCCGGCAGGGCCGAGATCGACAGCATTCTGCAGTCCACCATGCGCGGCGGAAAAGAGTTCTGGAATTTCGAGACCTACAATCCCCCGCGGTCGAAAGACAACTGGGCCAACAAGGACAGTCAGGAGGAAAAGCCGAACCGGGTTCAGCATCAGAGCACTTATCTGGATCTGGACAATCCGGAATGGCTGGGCGAGGCGTTCATTGCCGAGGCCGAGAACCTTCGCCAGCGGGACGAGGGCCGGTATCAGCATGAGTACCTGGGCATCCCGGTGGGTATCGGCGGCAGCGTGTTTGAAAATCTCGAGCTCCGTGTCATCACGGATGAAGAGCTGAAACACTTTGACCACATCTTTCAGGGGGTGGACTGGGGCTGGTTCCCGGATCCCTATGCCTTTATCCGGCTGCATTATGACAAGACTCGCGAGACCATCTATCTGATTGACGAGCATTTCGGGCAGAAGATTTCGAATGAGCAGAGTGCCCGATGGATTCTGGATCATGGCTATAACGATGTCCCGACCACCTGCGACAGCGCAGAGCCCAAGAGCATTTCGGATTACCGCAGCCTGGGCGTCAACGCGAAAGAGGCCGTGAAGGGGCCGAGCAGCGTGGAGTACGGGATGAAATGGCTGCAGGGCCGGACGATTGTGATTGATAAGCGGAGAACCCCACACGCCTATGAGGAGTTTGTCAATTACGAGTTTGAGAAGAACCGGGCAGACGAGTGGATCAGCGGCTATCCCGACAAAAACAACCACACCATCGACGCGGTAAGGTATGCGCTGGAACGTGTCACCAATAAGTATAAATCGAACGCATGATTATTCAGATTCTTGAAAAACTGAAAACGCTTGGGTATCAGACCGTTTCGGAAGACCACTATCGGGCAGTGGACATCTGGAAAAAATGGTATGCGGGACATGTAAGCAGCTTCCACGACTATAAGGTTTTTAACGGGCTTCGGCATGTCCCCTGCCATAAAGTCACCGCAGGCCTGGCAAAACAGGCCTGCGAGGACTGGGCCGACCGCCTCATGAACGAGAAGGTCACGGTTGCGCTGTCCGGCGAAAAGGAACAGGCCTTCTTCGACCGGGTGTGTGACGAGAACCGCTTCCGGTCCCAGATGAACCGGTATCAGGAGCTCTCGTTTGCCCTGGGCGGCGGCGCTGTCGTGGCCCGGCTGGGCGAGATCGCGGTGGACAGCCGCGGACGCCTCGCCGGCACGGCGGGAAAGCTGTATCTCGACTTCGTCGCGGCGGACGGGATCTTCCCCCTCAGCTGGCAGGGCGGCATCATCCGCGAGTGCGCCTTTGCGACGGAGTTCTGCAAGGCGGACGCCTGTTACTGCTATCTGCAGCTGCATCTGCTGGGGACGGACGGGCAGTACGTGATCGAGAATCATGTGTACCGGAAAGAGAACGAAAATCTCACAGAGGTCGCTCTTTCCGATGTCCCCGGCT